CACGCCGCCGTGATCAACGCTAGAACACCCGGTATCCCTGTGGCTTTCCCACACGATGGTCTGCAACATGACAAGGGGTCTGGCATACAGCTAGCCCAGCAGTACAGAGACTTGGGGGTATGTATGCTTCCACAGCATTTCAGCAACCCGCCAGCAGAAGGAGACAACGGCAGTGGAAAAGGTAACAACTCTATTGAAGCAGGGATCAGCCAACTTCTGCAACGCTTTGAAACTGGTCGGCTACAAATTTTTGAGTCCTGTCAGGAAACTCTTGAAGAGCTTAGACTCTACCACAGAAAAAATGGAAAAGTGGTTGCTATCAAAGACGACCTTCTAAGCTCCATGCGGTATGCAGCCTTGAGCGTAGAACGCTTTGGGGAGCAGTTAAAGAACAAGTCAATGTACCGTAAATACAGTTACGATACCGAAATAAAATATTCAAACGTAGGGATTGTCTGATGAGCTTGTATGCTAACATTAACAAACGTAAAAAAGCTGGGACTTCCCGGTCCAAAAAGAACAGCACAATTACTCCCAAAGCCTATGCAAATATGAAAGCCGGATTTCCCAAGAAAAAAAAGAAAAAGGCTTAACACAGTGGCTATGGATTTAGACGATCAAGAGATCATCTCTCTGGTAGAGAGTGAGATCAATGGTAGCTCAGATTACCTAGACTCAGAGGTAAGCGCCCAGCAAGCTACCGCTATGGAGTACTTCTATGGTGAACCCTTTGGCAACGAGGAAGACGGTCGTAGCCAAGTAGTCGTTACCGATGTACAAGACACCTTGATGTGGATGATGCCCAGCTTGATGCGTATCTTCACCGCTGGGGACAAGGTTGTAAAGTTCTTACCGGAGGGGCCGGAAGACGAACAGATGGCCGACGAGGCCACCAAGTATGTAAACCATGTGTTCTACAAACAGAACGATGGTTTTATGATATTGTACAACATGTTCCTCGACGCCCTGATGCAGAAAGTCGGGGTGGTCAAGCACTACTGGGAAGACATCGAAAAGACCACAACTGAGTCCTATGAGAACCTAACAGAACAAGAATTTTCTCTGCTACAGCAGGACGAAGAACTAGAACTCATTGAGCACACGGAAACAATACAAATCTCAGAGGTGCCTGCCCCCATGACCGGGGAGATGGTAGAGATGGAAGAAGTTTTCCATGACGCCACCTTTGCACGTACAACTATGGACGGCAAGGTTACCATAGAGAACGTACCACCGGAAGAGTTTCTGATCAACCGTGGTGCCAAGACGCTAGAAGATGCGCGATTCATCTGTCACCGTTCGCACAAAACTAGGTCAGAGCTTATCAGCATGGGCTATGACGTAGACCTGATAGATAGCTTACCCGGTTACACCAGTGGCGCAGACGATGTAACGACCAGCCAAGAGTACATGGCGCGTCACTCCTACGACTCTACCGATGTCTACCCTAACCAAGCGGCCTCTGACTCTGAAGTTTCAATCATGGTCAACGAGTCGTACATGAAGCTGGACACGGACGATTCGGGCGTCAGCGTACTTCATAGGATTTTAACCAGTGGTTCGGAAGTGCTAGACTGCGAACCTATCGACTATATTCCTTTCAGTTCTGTCTGTCCTATTCCTGTGCCGCATAAGTTCTATGGGCTTAGCGTAGCAGAAACGGTCCAAGATGTTCAGCTTATCCGGTCCACGCTGACCAGAAACCTGCTGGACAATATGTACTTGGCAAACAACGGCAGGTTCCAAGTTGTAGAAGGACAGGTCAATGTAGACGATCTACTAACCAGCCGTCCCGGTGGTATCGTTCGCACACGCAGCCTGAATGCTCTCCAGCCTATCCAGACACCTGCACTGCAACCTGCTGCGTTCCAGATGCTTCAGTATTGGGATGATATCAAGACGGGACGCACAGGTGTCAACCCGCAGACACAGGGTCTTAGTGCTGACGTACTGAAGACACACGTAACCACTGGTGCTGTCACGGCGGCAATGACCAATGCCCAAGGCCGGTTAGAACTTATTGCACGGGTCTTTGCCGATACCGGCGTTCGCAATATGTTCAAGCAGATATACAACTTGGTACAGCGTTACGAAAATCGTAAGAAGATGGTCCGTCTCAATAATACCTACTTTGAAATTGATCCGTCTAGCTGGCGAGAAGACCTAGACGTCGATGTTGAGGTAGGAATTGGCTACGGCGATCAGGACATTAAGATGCAGAACATCAGCAACTTTGCTGGCCTGATTGAAAAAGTAGCTACCCAGACTGAGGGAATTGTACAGGCGGATAACGTCTACAACTTGGTCAGAGAGATTGCCGATGAGATGGGCATCAAGAACGTAGACAAGTTCATAACTCAGCCCCCACCACCGCAGCCCAAGCAGCCTAGCGCACAGGAACAGCTAGCACAGGCGCAAGCACAGGCCATGCTCACACAGGCACAGGCCAGCCAGATGGAAGCTGAAGTGAAAGCCAAGGAGCTTGAGATCAAAGCGGCTAAGGTAGAGCTTGAGCGCATAGAGATTGAGCATGAGATGGCAGTCAAACGCGAAGAACTGAAGCTCAAGGGGATTGAGCTAGGATTTGAAATGAACTCTGACAAAAACATAAAGGCTTAGACATGGCATACCAGAATAACATTGCTTCTCGCATCATCAGCAGCGAAAACATTACCAGCACCGGGACCAGCGCACAGAGTGGACGTGCTCCATTCGGTTGCACCATTGCTCGTATTGCAACCAGTGCTGATGTAAATATCGTAATTAACGGAAATCCTACGGCCACGGCAGCGGGTACTTTGATAGAGCCAGCAGATGCGGCTTACTTTGTCATCAGGGGAGATAGTTCTCCGACTGCGACTGACGGTGAAAAAGTAGCCAGCATTGGAACGGCCACGGTAAACGTTACGTTCTTGGAGGGTTAAATGACCCGGCAGCACCCCCATGCCCATAGGATTAACTCTAGTGAGCAAGTTGCTATAGGAGCCACCAGTGCTCAAAGTGGTACTTGTCCTTTTGGCACCGGCATAGCGCATATCAAAGCGCACGGAACTAGTGGCAGTCCTTCTAACTTTTTCAAAGTAGGTGGAAATCCTACGGCTACCACGGATGGAACTTCCAGTTTCATACACGACAATGAAACTATTTACGTAATTGTAAGGCCAGATTCGTCTTTGGGGGCTGGAGACGGAGAAAAAATAGCTACTATTAACACTTCAGGCTCAGCAATTTTATATATAGATTGGGTGGAAAGCTAATGGCAACGAACAAAAAGATCACAGAGCTTACAGAACTGTCAGAAGCAGACCTTTCTGATGACGATGTTCTGCCAATTGTGGACATTAGCGCCGGTACTACTAACAAAGTTCGTAAGTCAACATTGGCCTCTGCACTGTCCGGCGTTGCTAGCATAACCGCTACCAGCCCTATAGCTGTTAACCAATCTACAGGTTCTGTGGTGGTTAGTACAGACACAATCCCGATTACCAGTGGTGGTACAGGAGAAACCAGTGCCAGTGCTGCTCTTGCTGCCTTGGGCGGCATCAGTGATCCTACTGACACCCGTGGCGACATCATTACTAGAGGAGCTTCAGCCCTAGGCAAGGTTGGCATAGGTGCAAATAACACAGTGCTGCGTTCTGATGGAACCGATCCTTCATGGGGATCAGTAGCTGCTAGTGAGCTAACAGGAACTCTTCCTATAGCCAATGGTGGTACTAACGCGACCACGGCAAGCGGAGCACGGACCAGCCTTGGCCTAGGCAGTATTGCTACGCAGGACTCCAGCAGTGTAACGATTACCGGCGGCTCTATTACTGGAGTTACGGACATTGCCATTGCAGATGGTGGCACAGGAGCCAGCGATGCGGCAACCGCTAGGACAAACCTTGGAGTAGCCATCGGCTCAGACGTTCAGGCGTTCGATGCTGACAACGCTGTGACCGATGCGGCGCAGACGTTCACCGTGAGCCAGCGCGGCACGATCACGACTGACAATGACCTCTCGCTGGATCAGAACGCCACCAATAATTTCAAATGCACTCCGACCGGCACCGGCACCCTGACGTTTACAAACCACACCGCTGGGCAGTCGGGCAACATCCTGCTGGACAACAGCGGTGGTCACGCAATCTCTCTGGCAGCTACGACCAAGGGTGACGCCAACTTGGCAACGACGATCAGCACTGCTGGAACCTATTGGCTCTCGTACTACGACGACGGCGCGAACGCTTATGTCGTCACAAGTGCGGTGTTTGCTTAATGTCGATTATCCAAGGCACGTCCAAGGCGGCTGGTGGTGGTTACGAGATTGAAAATTCTGTACGCCTAGACGGCACAGGAGATATGTCGCGTACTGTATCGTCTGACGGTAATCTGAGGACATGGACTTTTTCGTTCTGGCTTAAACGCAGCACTTTTGGAACTAATGGTGGATTAGGTTTCAACGTCGGCGGCACATATGTAAACGGAGACAATAGGTCAATTTTCCGCTTCCATTCGACCCTCTCGGGAGGTGACGACGATTGGTATTGGGCTGAACGCAGCGGTGCGGCTTGGCGTGAAGATCAGGCAACGAGCAGTATGCATCGTGACCCGGCAGCGTGGGCGCATTACATGTGCGTCTGGGACACGGACGGCGGAACAACGCCGAGGGCTAGGCGCTACATCAACGGCGTTCTCGTCAGTGATTTGAAAAGCGGCGGCACTGTTGCAGCAGCTAATGTTGACAGTGGAACAAATAAAGCAGGAACCTTCCAGCTTTTCGATCAAGCTGGTTTTCCCGGTCGTGAGTTTGAAGGCTACTGTGCAGAGATGCACTTTGTCGATGGCACTGCTCTGGCACCTACTGATTTTGGTGAGTTCAATGACGACGGCGTGTGGATACCAATAAAAACTTCAGGGATAACCTACGGATCAAATGGTTTTTACCTTGATTTTGCAGATAGCTCTGATCTGGGTAAAGACGTAAGCGGTAACGGCAATGATTTCACCAGCAGCGGACTAGCCACCACAGACCAGATGTCGGATACGCCGACTGATAACCATTGCACGTTTAACCCACTCTGGATCGACACATACACTCTCAGCGACGGTAATCTTGTTACTAGCACTGGCGCTGACGCATCTGCTCTAGGCACGATGGCTGTCGATGCTACGGATAGTGATGGTTGGTACTGGGAAATGAAGGTCACGACTGCCGCAACGTATCCCGGTGTCGGTATTATTCTCGCCAGTCAGACAAGCCTTGTGGCAAATACAGCGTTATCCAATACCAATACCAACCGTTACTATTATCAAGGTTGGGATGGGCAGTTCAATAATCAGAACAGTGCCACAGCATACGGCAGCACGTGGTCTGGTACAGCAAACAAAGTTATCGGCGTCTATCTCAAAGGTGGTGCATTGTGGTTCAGCATCGACGGTGTAGTTCAGAACAGTGGTGACCCGTCAACGGCATCTACCGGCGCTGCAATTACTGGCCTAACCGGTGACTTTTACCCTGTTGTCCTTTACGCTGCTGGTAGCGGCACACAAGCTGCATGGACGGCACAGTTTGCTGAAGCCGATTGGGGAACGACGCCTCCTGCTGGGTACAAAGCAGTAAACACCGCCAACCTTGCCACACCATCGATCACAGATGGGTCAGCGCATTTTCAGCCTACGCTTTATACAGGTACGGGTTCGTCGCAAGCGGTTAGTCAGGCAGGTAACTCAACCTTCCAGCCCGATTGGGTTTGGATCAAAGGACGGTCTGGTGCTACGGAGCATGTCCTGACTGATGCAGTTCGTGGTGTCACCAAGGAACTTAGTTCAAACGATACTGGTGCCGAAGAAACAGTGGCACAGGGACTGACTGCTTTTGACTCTGCTGGTTTCACCGTTGGCACTGACGGTTCTTACAACACCAGTTCAGCCACCTACGTTGGATGGCAATGGAAAGCCAACGGCTCTGGCAGCAGCAACACTGATGGCGATATAACCAGCACTGTAAGTACTAATACCACGTCTGGGTTTAGTATTGTTAAATATGCAGGAAGCTTATCAACAACAGGATCAGCTACCGTTGGTCACGGTTTGGGGATAGCTCCTTCAGTAGTAATATCTAAAAGCTTAGATAGCACAGCTGGAGATAGCGGGGCATGGGCTGTCCAGCACACTTCTTTAGCAGCATCTAATATACTGCGATTGAATACTACTGCTGCTACGTCAGATAAGTCTGCAAATGGGACGCTTTCGTCTCCAACTTCTACAGTATTTTATACTAACTATACCGAAGGTCTGAACGTAACTGGCAACGACTATATTGCCTACTGCTTCGCAGAAGTTCCCGGCTATAGCAGCTTCGGGAGTTACACGGGCAATGGATCGACAGATGGTCCTTTTGTGTACACGGGATTCAAACCTGCACTTGTCCTTCTGAAACGCACAAACACAACACAAGAGTGGCAGTTATATGATAATCAGCGTGATCCATACAATGTCGCTAATCACAAACTTGAACCAAACAGCAGCAACACAGAAAGCATCCTGACTACGGACAATAATCTTGATTTTTTAAGCAACGGTTTCAAGCTTCGGAAAGGCAACGGCGGCATGAATGCTTCTGGCAGCACATACATCTACATGGCCTTCGCAGAACATCCATTCGGCGGTGTCGGCGTTGCACCAGCTACAGCAAGATAAGGAAAAATAAATGACATCAATTTATAAATGCAATGGCAAAACCATCCGCCCCGGTCAGCAGTTCACTGACGCAGATGGCGCTACACATCCCGGTAGCTGGTACACATACTCGGCAGAGCAGAAAACAGCGATTGGCATCACCGAGATCGTACAGCAGCCGCATCCCAACAGTGTACTGTATAACTGGAGTTACAACGATGACGGCACGGTTACCAGTACAGCCAAGCCGCTGGACGACATCAACGAGGTAGACGAGAACGGCGATCCTCTGCTGGATGACGACGGCGTTCAGGTGGTTACCAAGGGCGTCAAGTCGAACCTGATCGCAGAGGTACGGTCACAACAAGGGTCACTCCTGTCCCAAACCGATTGGGCATTGGTACGCAAGGTGGACACTGCTGTAGCAGTACCCGCTAATATTCAGACATGGCGTGATGCAATCCGGGCCAAGGCGACTGAGATGGAAGACGCTATCGCTGGTGCCGCTGATACAGATGCAGTAGCTGCGTTGTTCGTAACGTATACAGTTGAAGATGATGATAGTATTACGAAGTCAGGTATTCTTTATGATTGGCCTGTACTTCTTGACAATTAAACATAAACATGCTAAAATAAGCTTAACGGAGTAAGACATGACTGTAGAATCTGCTAGCTATATTAGCCAGCTTAACTCTTCAAACCCAAGTGCCAGCGATCCTGTGTCCGAGGGAGACGATCATCTTCGATTAGTTAAGTCTGTTCTTCAGACACAATTTCCTAATCTTAGTACTACAGCCGTTAGTCAAACGTCTGATCAGCTTAACAAGCTAGGCTTTCCGGTAGGTTCTATAGTGATGTATGCTAGTAACAGCATACCTACTACACAGACCATCAGTGGTATTAACGATTTTCTACTGTGCGATGGTTCTGCATTTTCTACTTCTACCTACGCTGCATTGTATAACGTAATAGGTAACACCTTTGGCACAAGTGGTTCAAACTTCTTGGTGCCTGACTTTAGAACATTCTCTCCTGTAGGTGTAGGAACCAGCTTTGTCCTAGGTACTTCTGTAACTGCTACTGCCGCAACAGGCACAGATGTAATTAAACTCCAGCCCATCAATTTCCTGATTAAGACATGATTACATACAGAGGAGAAAAGTTCTCCGGGTACAACAAACCTAAGAGAACTCCCGGTAAGAACAAGAAGTTTGCAGTCTTGGCAAAAAAAGGAGACACTGTGAAACTGGTTCGTTTTGGTGATCCTAATATGAGCATTAAAAAAGATCAGCCTAAACGTAGAAAAAGCTTCAGGGCCAGACACAAGTGCGATACTAGCCCCCCTTCTAAACTCAGTGCAAGATATTGGTCTTGCAAAAAATGGTAACAAAGGAAAAATTATGAAAGAATATGCTAGCCCTAAGATGGGCAAAGTCGGTAACCGCCCTGTCCCCTCTAAGGGTGGTAACACTGCGCCGCCTAAGCCCGGTGGTAATCGCATGGGTGGAGACATCTACGGCAACTCTAAGTACGCCGGTACTGAAGGGTATATGCAGAAGCACAAATGAACCCTACTGAACAGGCATACCAAGCAGGTCTAATACTAGACAACGAAGCTTTCAAAATTACCATAGAAAGGCTCACCAATGACTTGGTAATCCAGTGGAGAATGTCTCAATCTACACAAGAGCGAGAAAACTGCTGGATGAAACTACAAGCTCTGGGTTCTGTAATAGATGATCTCAAAGCTGTTATGGACGATTATAAAATAGAAAACACAGAAAGGTAACGACAAATGAGTGAGGCACAGACCAATCCCGAAGGGGAAGTCACCGAGCCAAAGCTTAACATGTTCGATGTCATGTTTGGAAGTGATGAAGACACCAATCCAGAACAAACTATCGAAGCCCCCTCAGAGTCTGAAGAGTATGAAACAGAAGCCGCTGAAGAGGAATATGAAGCGACGGAAGATGAAACAGAGTATGAGGAAATTGACTACGAGGTAGACGAAGAAGTAGCTGAGATAGAAACCTCTCCAAGCTACACCGTTAAAGTTGATGGTGAAGAAGTTGAGGTTAATCTTGATGAGTTGCGAAACGGCTATCAGCGGCAAGCGGATTATACCCGTAAATCGCAGTCTCTAGCGGAACAGAGAAAAGCTTATGAAGCTAATCTCCAAGCCGTTCAACAGGAGCGAGAGCAATATGCTCAAATTCTTGGTAACATGGCACAGAACCAGAACTTAGAGCTACAACGCTTTGAGAACGTAAACTGGGCTGAGCTTAAAGACAACGATCCAATGGAGTACATGGAGAAGCGTCTGGAGTACCAAGAAACGAAGGAGAAGATTTCTGAGTTGCAGAACGAGCGAGTGCGAGTTCAGCAGCAGACTGAATCAGAAATGGGACAAATTTTGCAAGAGAAGATTCAGAAAGAAGCTGAACTTCTTGCACAGGCGTTGCCCCAGTATTCTGATCCAGACTCTAACTTTAAGGACGATGTGCGTAACTACGCCCTTGGGTTAGGTTTTTCTCCACAGGAAGTTGATGGAATAGCTGACCACCGTGTTATCATGGTGCTGCACAAAGCTATGATGCAGGACAAGGCTTCTACGGGGCCAGCTAAGAAATCTAAAAAGACCGCTCCAAAGGTTGTGAAAGCCGGAACTCCCAGAACAAAAGCTCAACGCTCACGTAGGGAAGTTCAGGCTAAGCGAGAGAGACTTGCAAAAACAGGTAGTCAGCGAGATGCTGCAAATGTTTTGTTGGACTTTATCACTTAACCTTGAAAGGAACTAAACTATGGCACAGCCTACTGGTGTGTTTGTTACGTTCTCAGCAAAGGGTCTTCGTGAAGACCTTGAGAATGTAATCTACGATATCTCCCCGACTGATACCCCATTTATGTCAATGGGTGGTCGTGAAGATGCGGTTGCGGTTAATCACGAATGGCAGACAGATTCGCTTGCGGACGCTGCTGACAACTTTGCGGAAGAAGGCTCGACGCTTGCTGCTGCTGAGCCGACTGCCACGTCTCGCCTTGGCAACATCTGCCAGATCAGCCTGAAAACGACGCTCGTTTCTGGCACTCTGGACGCTGTATCCAAAGCTGGTCGTAAAGAAGAGCTTGCGTACCAGATGTCCAAACGCGCTAAAGAACTGAAGCGTGATATGGAACGTGCGTATGTTGGCGTCAACCAGAGCAAAACGGCGATGGCTGCGGACACCACTGTTCGTAAGCTTGGCTCGCTTACTTCTTGGGTAGCTACCAACGTCAGTGCTGGATCAGGTGGTTCGGGTGCTGGTAACGGTACTGCCCGTACTGACGGTACGGCTCGTACCTTTACTGAATCTCTGTTGAAGTCGTCTATTCTTAGCGCCTTTGATGAAGGTGCCGACATCAAGTATCTGATGATGGCTCCCTCGCAGAAGCAGACCTTCTCCAGCTTTGTTGGTGTTGGTGCTACGGGCGGTGCGTCTAACCGTATTGAAGCCGGTGATCAGCGGATCATTGGTGGTATGGACGTGTACGTCAGTGACTTCGGTGAAATGGCAGTGGTTCCTAACCGCTTCCAGCGTAGCCGTGACGTTTGGCTGCTTGATCCTGAGTACTATGCAATTGCATATCTTCGTCCTTTCTTCCAGCGGGAAGTTGCTAGCACGTCTGATGGCGAGCAGCGGGCGATCATTGCTGAGCATACTCTTGTTGTCAAGAACGAGAAAGCTCTCGGCGCAGTCTACGATCTGTCGTAAGGCTAGGACTAAAGGGGGAGAGCATCCTGTTCTCCCCCGTTCTAACTAAGAGGCAAAAGATGAACGATCCAGTTAAAA